GTCGGAAGGCAGCAACAATTTAACAAGATTGTAGCTGACTGTGTCAGAAGCGTTTGAGAGATCAATTGAGGAGTAGCTCTCGTCCTTACTAGCCCTCTTAACGAGGGCCCGGTGAGTATGTTGAGCGTTCCTCATATCGATACCGACGTCATTTAGACGATCGCGTATTACACGGCCGACAGCGAGCTGGTAGAAACCGTTTATAACGGGTTCGACACAGATCCCTCTGTCTTTCGTGGCATCCTTCGGGACCGTTGTGAAGCGGTTTCCCACACGAAGGTCGATAGATCCTCCATAGCGCGAAGTCCTCCTACCCCAGGCAGTTCGTGCCCAAGCTGGGAGAAATTTTAAAGCGCCATGTGTTAACGTGGGAGTTCCAGACATTTTATCGGGAACTGCTACCCGACCAAATGCCGTCCCCAGTACGCTGCCTGGGCCGAAACGACCGGAAAGGTCGTCCAGTTCAGGACACTTACCCAAGGTACCGGCAACCAGCCTCCTGACGCGTCCAATGAAGCGAATGATTGCTTCTGGCTCGTCACTAAAATAGTTAAGGAGGAAGGGTACCAACCTTGAGTTCGTTTCAGCGCATTGCTTCTCTGCAACCCAAAATGCGTCTCTTGCTACCTTCGATTTATCGAAGGTAGTAGGCGCATCCGCCCATTTCCGAAGCAAGTCTGTAATAGCCGCATCGACAAAGAATTTATCCTTGTTGATGTAGTGAGAGGGATCAACTCTAAGATTCACGAGCTGATCCCACTCATTATAACGGCTAAGAATTTCAACAGTCAGGCTTCGGGGGGTGGAGATGTCTTCGGCTAAAACCGAGACGAGTTTTTGCGGATTCATTATCCTTCACCTTTATAAAGGTAAGTAAAAGGGCTAAAGCCCTAATGGCTAAGCGTAGCAACGCTTAGGCTCGGGGTGCGTACCCGGACGAAACGATAGCCCGCACCAATGCACTAGCCATAAGGTTCGTGTATTGAGCGACTGCTTCGTTCAGATCCGTGTCTGACACTTTGAGCGGGATAGTGAATTGGCCAGTGAATGGAATGTTGTCAGAGACAACTTCCACGCCATCGACGGTAGCAAGGATAGGATAGTTGAAACGAATTTCCAGACGTTGCGTCTGGGCGTTCGCGTTCGACTTCCTGCTTAAGACCGTGAAAGATGGGCGATTGGCCGCGCGTGCAGAAAAGGCTGTGAGACGCCACAGAGCTGGCTCCTGCTGGTTAGCAGGCTGGCAAGCTGAATAGGTCACGTTGGTAGTTCCGTCATTTTTCTTAACGACGATATCAGCCATATTTGGCATGATGATTACCTCATAGATGAAGTTACGGAAACAAGCAAGGCAAGAGCATTAGCTGCCCTCGTAACGCCTGTGAATGGATTTCGCGTTTGGAAAAAAGGTGTCGATATTCCCAAAGCTCTCTCTATGCCCTGAACCTCTTCAAAGTAACTCGAAGGGGCATCGTCGCTCCAGTACCAAGGACGTGGACCAGGCCAGATCCAATCGTGGCGCACAAACGGCTTCGTGGTAACGTGAGCTTTGGTTAGCTCAAGGCCCGCGAAGTCGTCCAACGCGCCGATGATGGATCCAGTATTGGTTACCCAATCCAAGATAAAGGAGAACGGTATCAGTTCATAGGTGAGCGCAAACGGATTGGTTAAACCAGTCTGAGAGGCGCGATAAAGGCCGTTGTTCGAGATCCTGACGTAGGCGGAAATTTTCACCTGCGCACGCGATCGCCAATCATCGAAGTAAACACCGTAATCGGAGTTTGAGGTATACCGGGAAAATTTCTCGGCGGACCCGTAAGCTACGACTGGGGTTTCACAACGAAAAAGGTCGACGGAGCGATTTAGATCTTTTACGACGTCCTGCACGGTGGGTTTAAAAGCCCACTGGTAGGCCAGCCAAGCCCCAGCTGCGTCATTATTGAAGTCCTTCAAGGTTTGTGGCAAAGCTTGTTTAAGGGCTTTACACATGCCTCGAGGGTCTCCCTTTTTAAGGCAGCTGAAGGCTTTGGTTAGTCTACCGAGACCGTTTGCAACAGAGTCCAGGGTCTGGTTCAGCTCGGCTAAGTTCAAAGCCATATTGGCCTTGTCCTTAACTTTAGCAATGAACCGATCATAGGCTTTGTTGTAGGCTTCCTCACGAACACCACTATGCATATTGTTCAGAGTATTCGAACCGTTGCATTGGTAAGTGCCGTTTGAAGACCCTACGGTCTTAAACCATGCCTTGTAGGGGGTTGGGGTCGATTTGTCGCCGGTGTAACCGGCGCGCTCCCAATGGGTAAACTTGTCACCGCCAGATCGAAAGATGTAGCGAGACATTGGTTCCTCCTAGCAACACCCGATTCGGAATACCCTACACCAAGAATTGATGTAGGCCGGATCGTCGCCTAGCAGAGCTAGACTTATACGACCCCGAAAG